TTAATGGACCAGCGTGTTATCTTTGCAAAAGGCTCAGAGATAGAAGTTGACGAGAGGGAGGCTGAGAGGCTTCTCTCTCTTGGCTTTGCTGAGAAAGTTGCAGAGAAAAAGGCTGTTGTCAAAGAAGAGAAAGTTGTTGAAGAGAAAAAGCCTAGCAAGAAGAAATAAGAGGTGGAATTATGCTTGAGAAAATCAAGAAGTCGCTCGGTATCACTTCCAGCGTATTTGATGATGAAATAACCGACAATATCACAGCAGCGCTCGCTGATATGGAATACACAACAGACATCACCAATCTTGAGGACACAGATCCTTTGATTGTAAAAGCTGTTCAGACCTATTGCGCATATCAGCACAATTTGCTCCATGGCAATGCTGATTTGTCGGAGAAGTTCAAAATCTCATATGAGGAACAGAAAAAAGCGCTCTTGATGGCCTCATTTTACACCACTTATGAAGAGGACTGATTTATGGATAGAGAAGGGATGTTGAATATTTGCACATTAAATAATGTTGCCACTCCTGGATTTATGCCACAAGAAAAGCTCGTTACTGTTGCAAGCGCCTACTACCGCAAAAGGACTGTTGGTTATAACAGACTGTACGCAGCCATGGGAGCCAATCAGGAAATCTCATTGCTGGTGAGGTGCTTTAATACGGAAGTTCCAACATATACACAACAGTTGTATGTGGTTTTTCCAAACGAGCAAACAGACAATCAGTTCATGGTTTCTGCTATTCAGGAGATTGTTGAAGAGGGAGCGATTGACCTGACGCTCACCAGATTGGAGGAATATCATGATGTCGATACAGAGTAAACTCCAGCCAATCGGTGTTGCGCTTGCTGAGGTCACACAGAATGCTTATCACTATTGGAGAAGTGCTCCAAAGGGTGTGAAGTCATATATCGTGTGGGCCGAGGATGAAGAGGCCAGCGCACTCAATGCTGACAACCTGAAACAGAAACAGGGCATACATGGAACGATTGACTACTTCACCAAGACAGAATTTGATGCCAAGGTTGACACGATACAGGACAAGCTGAACGCTCTGGAAAATGTCTCATGGAGGCTCAATTCTGTTCAGTATGAAGAGGAAACAAGTTTCATACACCACGAATGGGAATTTTGGGTGAGATAAGATGGCTAAATGGAAGTTTGAAGGTCTTGACGAATATCTGATTACGCTTGAAAAGCTCAAAGCCAACACAGGCTCCGCAATAGGTCGTGCGATCTATGAGGGTGCAGGGGTGGTTGCTAAAGAGGTTGCGGCTGAGATACAGAGATTGCCTGTGAACAATCAATATGGAAGTAAAGGCATTACTTCTGTGCAAAAAGCTGGATTGATTGAGGGTTTTGGTATCTCTCATGCACAAACTGAGGCTCGGTTTTATAGAAATGTAAAACTTGGTTTTGATGGTTACAACAAGCAATACACAGATGATTATCCATCAGGTCAGCCAAACAGCTTGATAGCCAGATCCGTGAACAGCGGAACATCTTTCCGTAAGAAAAATCCCTTTGTGGACCGAGCAACAAGAAGAGCAAAAGGCGCTTGTGAAGTAAGAATGGCACAAGTGTTTGAGCGAGAAATAGCAAAAATTGTCAATTAAGGAGGAATAAATCATGGAAGCTGGAAGAGTTTGCACAGGTTTTTCAAAGCCATATGTGGCTACTTATTCAAATGCAGGTAACGTTGTTACCTATGCAAGCGGACAGCTCCTTGCAAGGGGTGTTTCCGTAAATCTTCAGCCTGAGAGCGCTGAGGATAACAATTTCTATGCTGATAATATCGTTGCTGAGAGTGCAGCAGGCGAGTTTATCGGTGGAACAGTAGAGCTTGAGGTTGATGGTCTTTTCAGAGACACAGAGGACCTTATCTTTGGATCTCCAGAGGCAGTTGATGGATGGGTTGGTGATGGTGATGCCAGCGCTGCTCCATACTGTGGTGTTGGTTTTATTGTTAGATGGATGTCTGATGGTGTTACAAAGTATCAGCCTGTTGTTCTTCCTAAGGTTAAGTTCAACATCCCTGAGGAAGAGAGAGCAACACAGGAAGATGAGATTGACTGGCAGACAACCACTCTTGTTGCAACTCTTATGAGAGATGATACAGTCAACAAGAATTGGAGATACAGAGGCGCTGAGTTCGCAACAGAGGCACTTGCTGAGGCAGAGCTTAAAGAGTTCCTTGGAATGTAAACTATTATTTCACTTTTAACGAGGGCAAAAAGGAGGCAGTAATATGCTAATACACGGTAGAGAGTACCATTTTTTATTAACAGTTGGAACAACAAGAGCAATCTCAAGGTTATGTCCTGAGGGAGATATTTCAAACATAGGCATGATCTTTGAGGGTAAGAACACTGACAAGATGATTGACACGATCGCTGAGTTGTCAGCAGCTATGTCAGAGGGTTATGAGGCGCAGCAGAAGTACTTGGTTGATGGTTACGAGCCACATCCAATCACAAAGGATGAGATTTTCACACTCACCATTCAGGAGCTTGAGGAATTACAGAAAGAGCTTATGGCTGAGATTGGTGCTGGTATGCAGACCGAGATCGAGGCTGAGCCAGAGAAAGTTAAAGGGAAAAAAAACGGAAAAGTGACAGCATAAAACTCAATGTCACTTGGTTAATCTTTTATGGTCATATTCTCAACATACCTAGAGAGGAAGTTCTGGTCACTAGGTATGGTGAGATGATTGACATGATAAATTGCTACTCGATTTATAAAGGTAGCGCACATCCAAAGAAACGAAAACTATCTTTTGCTGAGGCAATGGAGTTGAGGTAATCACATGGCTGTAAACATTGGACCAAAAATCGGAATTGAGGGCGAGGCCGAGTACCGCAAACAAATAAATAGCATTATTCAGCAATCAAAAACTTTAGCATCTGAAATGAAAGCTCTGACCACTTCTTTTGATAAGAACGGAAAGAGCATGGCAGACAATGCAAAACAGCATAAACTGCTCCAAGAACAGATCAAGAATCAGAAATCCAAGCTGAATGAACTTAACAGGATGCTTGAGGAATCCAAGGCAAAGTTCGGTGAAAACTCCACACAAACACAGAAATGGCAACAGGCAGTAAATGAGGCTCAGGCAGACCTTAACAAGTTGGAAAATGAGTTAAAGCAGTTGCCGAGTTCACTCGATATGGTCACAGCCAAGATGGGCGAAATGGGCCAGAAGTTGGAAACCATTGGAAATAAGATTGCGAGTGTTGGAAGTAAGCTCACAGCCACAGTGACAACAGGCATTGTCGGAGCATTCACAGCAGCGGTTAAGACCACAGGCGATTTTGATGCTGCCATGAGTAAAGTTCAAGCTGTTTCAGGCGCTACCGCTAGTCAGATGGAATTGCTGAGAGCAAAGGCTAAGGAGATGGGAGAGACAACCAAGTTCTCTGCATCTGAATCAGCCGAGGCGCTCAATTACATGGCAATGGCTGGATGGAAAACAGAACAGATGCTCAATGGTTTGGCAGGAATCATGAATCTTGCGGCTGCAAGTGGTGAAGAGCTTGGCACGACATCTGATATTGTTACTGATGCCTTGACAGCTTTTAACATGACCGCTGATGAATCAGGGCGCTTTGCTGATATTCTGGCGGCTGCTGCCTCAAATGCGAACACCAATGTTGCCATGATGGGAGAATCATTCAAATATGTTGCTCCTGTTGCTGGTGCTATGGGTTATAGTGCCGAGGATGTAGCTGTTGCCCTTGGCTTGATGGCAAACGCTGGTATTAAAGCGGATATGGCTGGAACATCTCTCAGAAATATGATGCAGAGGATGGCGAAACCAACTAAGGAAAGTCAGGCCGCTATGGACCGACTTGGTATATCCTTGCAGGATTCAGAGGGCAATATGTTGTCATTCAGACAGATCATGGACACTCTGAGAGACAGCATGGTTGACATCAATATGTCGCTTGAGGATTACAATTTCCAGCTTGATTTGTTAGACCAGGGCCTTGCAAATGGATCAATAACACAAAAGAAATATGACGCAGCTCTGGAAGAGTTGAACAAACAAGCCTTTGGCGCTGAGGGAGCAGAACAGGCAAGAGCAGCTGCAATGCTTGGTGGAACAAGGGCCATGGCTGGTCTGTTAGCTATCTCCAATGCGTCAATTGATGACTATGAGAAGTTGACAGCGGCGATTGATGATTCGTCACAGGCTTTTGCTAAATTGGCAGATGGCTCTGTTATGCCACTCAATGAGGCTTTAGCAAGCGGACAGGAAATCATTGAGCAGTACCAAGGCTCAGCCGAGGCAATGGCTGCAACAATGCTCGATAATCTTCCAGGACAGATCACGATCCTGAAATCACAGATTGAGGCTCTTGCGATTTCCATTGGTGAGATGCTGATGCCTACAATTAGAGAGATTGTTGGAAAGATACAGGGATTTGTTGACAAACTCAACAGCATGGATGAGGGCCAAAGAAAACAGCTAATCAAGATTGCGGCTATTGCAGCAGCAGTAGGACCGATTTTGATTGTTGTTGGTAAGTTGGTCGCTGCAATCGCTAGCATCATGAGGGCGGCTCCTGTTCTCTCTGGAGCTTTAAAGGCAATTGGTGTTGCTGTTGGTGGAATTTCCGCTCCTGTTCTTGCTGTTGTAGCTGCAATCGGTGTTCTTGTTGGAGCGTTTGCTACACTCTGGAAGAACAATGAAGAGTTTAGAAACGGAATGACAGCCACATGGAATGGCATGAAGGAATCATTTAATGGATTCATTGCAGCCATCCAGGAGAGAATGCCAGCCATCACTGAGGCATTTAATAATGTTATCTCAGTTGTAAAGCCACTTTGGGAGGCTTATTGCAATATGTTAGCTCCCACATTCCAGGCGGCTTTTGATACTATCAAGCTGATTTTGGATGCGCTGTTCAATGCTATCGTGTCAGTTATCGACATGATAACAGGGTTGCTCACAGGAAATAAAGAGCTGT